GTCGTCGCTATTCCAGACAAATTACCACGTGACATATATTCAATGGCAATATTTCCAGTTGATTTCCATATATCACGCTCTGACTTGACTTCAATAGTTTTATCAGTCAAGACTTTTGATAGTACATCTTCATATACCTTGCCAAATTTAAGGTCAATATCAAAACGACTATCATTGTTACTCATTTTTTCAGCTCTATATTCCTCCAGGGTCATTGTAGGACCATTGGGATTATAAAATGTTGATTCATTACCACATTTAAAACAAATAGTTGGCTGCTCATGTATTGGAGATGCATTACAACATTCGCTATACACAGCAGGTTTATTAATTCTTCTCAACGTATTCGATTGCAATACCATCTGCAATTAGTTTTCTACCTCTTTCTGGATTAGCCCCATAATTAAGAACTTTACCTATAGTTACAGGCTTTGTTCTCCAATTATTATGTCCATAAAAAGATTTAATTAGTTTTATTCGTAAATTCTTTACACTTATCTGATTCATTCTTTCTCCTTTAAATTAATTTCATACTCGGGAGTTAAAGCTTCCGTAAGCTCCCTGGCAAGCCCCTGTACGCCTTTAATAGCATCAACAAGGTTATCTACCTCTAAACACCTTATCTCACGCTGAAGAAGTCCATTTGTAGCATTTTCCAATGTTTGATACCAGGCAATTTGCTTCCAGTATTTGCCTCTTTTAGGTTCTATAGTCCATTTTGATACCGCCCAACCTATAGGACCTGATTCAATAGCATAGTCATTATTTATCTTTAAAAACATTATATCTCCTTAAATTACAGGGGAGCCATGAATTGGCATTCCGACTTGACCCCCCTTGAATCATCTGCCTCTTAATTTGCAGATTACCCATATTTTTGAGCAGACAGCTGGTCGGAATCGCGATTGCGGTCTCTATATGTTCGTTAGACATTATGGAAGCGTATCTGCTCAATTAAAAACCCAAAACAATATAATCATAAGCAATTTATCGAATAACCACAATATAATTAAAATTGTTAATTTTTTATCGTTAGAAAAATGAAAGGGGAAGAAGTTTCTGGTGGCAATCTCCTCTCCAGTCTTGGGGTACCCGCCTTGCTTTTTCCCCTTCATTTTATCACTAGGATTAGTGAGTAACTGCTACACGCCAAACACGTGTAACTCTACCAGCTCTTCCTCTTCCGTTAATAGTACGAGTAATGAACTTTAAGGAATCATTTCTCTTATGTAAACGGGTAATAGCATTTCTTAATGCTTTTATTTTACTTAATGGAGCAACAAAAGAATCGCCAACTTCCATATCAAGTAATGGAAATTCACTCAAATTATGATACTGAGGAACTGGAACACCCCTTTCAATGGGATAGTCTGTCTCTAGAGTAACATCTTTAGTAATTGCAGGTTGTCCATTGTGAATGCCTGGTGGTGTTTTACCAGTCATCATAAAGCGTTCAAAGTCGCCTTTAGTATACTTTTTCACACGTGTTGTTGTCTTTCTATTCAAAACATCTCCTTTCCGGATAATTTCCGAAAAATGTAAGAGCTAATTCGCTCCGGTTGATTGTTTAGCCATTTAACTACCATTTGGTATTCTTCTGATGTAAGCGGTCCTTTTCGTGTATTACATCGTCTACATATCATTTCTACATTCCCTTTAGTTGAAGGACCACCACAAGAAAGAGGAACCACATGGTCACACACCATATTCCTAATACTAAGTATACTAGGGCAGTACTTGCAGGGTGTGCCATAATTTGATAGAAATAGTTCTCTAATATCCGATAAAGCAATATTAAATTCCACTTCATATTCTCTGCTCCTTCTTTTTAATGTTGAACGTAATGTAGAGCTTTTTTTCATCAGCCTATGAAAAATACCTTGTGAATGAGTACCATGATGTTGTAGTAAAATGGGCATAAATTTCTCTTCCCAGCATACTGTAATCTTATGATATCGCTTATTAGGTTTACGTTTTTTACGTTTATTTTTCATAGGTCTACCCTTAGGAGCGACCGAATTGACTATCTTTGATTGATTGTTCAAAAGAATCTCTCCAAGTTAATGACAAGGTTGTTTCAAACTTCCAAATAGCTATCTGAAATAGAATAAAGGCGCCTTCACCTTGATTATCTTTCATAACGGCTATTTTGAAATATTTGAAAAGGGTCATAATAACCCCATTGTTAAGGAATAGCAAGTCGAATAAGTATGCTTTCACTGATTTATTCTCCTTAGTCTAAAGCTAGGACGCCATTCAACTGATGTATTAAAAAGTTCACCATCTGTATTCTTATACAAATTGACTTCCTTAATATTATTATCAGCTTGACCATTAAGGCCTATGACCTTCCTACTAGCATTTTCAATTGCGCCTGAACCCTTACCTGCGTAAAGGTCCAAAACTTCGTTTCTGCTATATTCTCGGCTTACCTGAGAGATTTGAATAATGATAAGGTCGTAATTAACTGCCATATTGGCTAAACTATGCGATATATGTTTGATTTGTTCATATTCCCCTCTTATATGAGGTGGAGTATCGACAAGGTCGATATAATCAACAATAACCATAGTTGGTTGTAATTCACGAATCTTTTCTTTAATCTGTTCAATATTAGGTGAAACTGTTTGTATAGCGATATGGCTCAATTCATCCTTATGTGCTTCGAAGATATCTGCATATCTTGCATGTATTTCTTCTTTGCTGCAACCAGATACAATTTGCATATGCCTTCTATGCATATACCAAGCTGATAGCTCTAAAGAAAGATAAAGCGTTGGAATCTGCCACTCCTTGACTATTCTATCATTTACAAAATCAACGCCAAGCGCCATATTCTGGGCTAACGTTGTTTTACTCGAACCAGTAGGTCCGAATATAGTAACTAATTCACCAGGGTAGATAGTAGCATCAATATCTCTAGATAATCCAAGCATATTGCTAAGATTAACTGTCCTCCCGCTGAAATCAGTAGTCATTCTTGCTTCAAATTCGTTTTGTAAGTTATCGGATGATAATACCTCAACCAAATAATCTTTTCTACGAAAATAAATACAGTTTGTTTGACAATGTTTAGCCATTAACTTATCATTGCAGCTATACTGATAGCCACGATTATATGTTTGTTCTACTTTGTCAATAATTACATCGTCTTCTAAACTATTCTGATTCCAATGTAATGTGGAAACCTTGGCAAAATCACTTGGGATGCCATGTCTCCTAAAATGACTTGCAATACGTAGGACAGTATTATTTCTTGACCCTGCTTGAGGACCTAATGCTAACATACGTTGTACACAAGGAACGACTTTAGTATTTTCTACTACTGAACGCAATTCCTTTACTGTTGGTGTTTTAGTTACTAACCTGTGTTCAAGTTCTCCTTCACCAAGCAATTCTCTATACGCAAATTCTAAACGTGGAGATTCTGCCATTTTAAGGATATCTTCAGGATTTTTTTCATGAATTTCCTTAATGGTTAGAGGTATTTTATATAAACCCGTTTTATAGTTTTTGGTATGAGGAACTCTATATATCGCAGAACGGATATATACCATGTCATCTATACCAGGCAGTAACGCTGCCATCGTTTTACGGACAATATAAGGAAGCTCTGAAGAAGGTTGAAAGTTAAAGACACTATTTGGAATTATTAGATGATAGCCGCTGCCGCTAAAGAACAATTGTACAGACTTAGTTAAGCTCAGTCCTTCATCCTCTAGTGCAAGTAAGTGCGCCCTTGTACGGCGTACTGTTTCATTGTCAGAGTTCTTTCCTTTATCTATATCAACAATAACGTGGTCAATCCATCTAGTTCCGTAAAAATTAGCTACAGAACCAGATGTTTCGATTGCTTCCTTGCCATGTATATCATAAAGATATAAAGAGCGATAAAGCGGGTCATTTTTATTAATATATTTAATGAGGTCCTTCTTATCAATGATGGCTCCACGATTATGTGGTGTCTTTTGGGCTATCTCTAAATAGTTCACAGAACGTCTTCTACAGCAGTACCTACAGGGAATACAACATTCTCCTGGGTTGGTGCAGTAGTAGTGGGTGCTTCCTTTAAATAGCCATTTGTCTTTAACCACTTAACATGACTGGCAAGGTCTACATTACCAGCACTGGTGTTGGGAAATAAACGGTAATGAACTGTTGTATAAGATTTACCAGACTTTTTATTCAACTCTTTATATACATATCCCAAATAATCGAGAGATGGAGTTGTACCTGGTATTGTTGCTTCACTACAGTGACTATCATTAAGATATTTTCCAATATCTTTAATAGCCTTACCGTCTGATGTTTCCCAGTTACCCTTTGGATTAATACCAGCTGTACAGCCAATATCACCAAAGAATTTATACATCCTGTTCAATACTGAGCCTCCAATGATAACACCTTTAGCATCTTTATCAAAAGAACCACGAATACGTATTGTACGAGAATAATCACTATCGAGTATACCTACTTCGATTTCGATAAATATATCTGCCCAATCAAAATCAGCAGCTCTATCTGTGAATCCCATAATACCCATTTCGCAAATTCCCATGAATTTGTTACCACCAGTATGATTGTTCAGGTTTTTCGGTTTGAATAATGCCATTATTTACCCTCCTTGACATATATTTTCTTCCAGTCAAACGGGAAGATTTTACCTTTTAAGTGATTACAACGACTACCAGCTTCAACTGCGTGAGCAGATTTGAATGAAATCATTAGTTTATCATCTTCATCTCTAAACATATAACCAATTGCATCTGATTGAGCCATTAGTTGATTTTTGAGTTTACCTGATAAATCCAATGATTCTGGTTCAACAGCCGTTGAATTGTCTACAGCCGCAGCTGTCTTTCTGTGTCCAACAATAATAGTCTTTGAACATAGACTTTGCAGTTTCTTTATGTTATTCATAGTACGTTCACGTACCATGCCATAACCTTTACCATAAGGTAAATCAGCTATGTCTTCTACTTGACATTCTTTTATGACATCTTTAGTGGTCCATTCAACGACCTTATCTATAGTGTCTAAAGCAAATATCGAGTATTCATGACTTTCAGCTGCATCCTTATAGAACTGCAATAATTCCTCTTTGTTATCAACTCCGTGGAAATATCCCTCGAGCATATGGGACCCGCTTTCAGTATCAATGACTAAACAGTCATTAAGTTGGCTCAACATAGTTGTTTTGCCTACCTTAGGGGGCCCATATAACAAGAGAATTTTAGGATTGACAGAAAGAGGTTTACGTTTAGCTTTTTTAAGTGCCATTAGTAACTCCTTATTGTGTCATTAATCGACTTAGTTATATTACGAAATTTGTTCCGTATAACCAAGTGTTAATCCCGGGAAAGTGAACATAAATTGTTCAGGGCAATGTTCACCGTTAATAAGCCGTTTCACAGCGTTAGCTATGAAGGCTCCTGACATGTTAGAACAGTAGGAAGTCGCCTTGGCGTTACAGGGCTCATCTACAGCATCCGCATCAGAATACCAAGTATCTCGATATTTACTGAGAGTTGGATTCTTTAATACGTACTGATGATACTCCTCCGCTCCCATTCGTCCATCTATTAGGGCAAATGGTTTGTTACGCTTAGTTAGCGCTGCAGTCGCTGCTTCAAGACGACTATCCATACTGTCAAATCCTAATATTACGATGTCTTCTAAGCCTAATGGCTTTAGAAATGCCGAGAACCGCCCTGGTTCTATGCGGACATCAATATCAGGATTAATTGCTAACAAATGACGTTTAAGTGCGTCAACTTTACCTTTTCCAATATCCTTATACACATAATAGGAAACACCAATATTTTGTATTTCTACTCTATCTAAATCATAAAGTATAAATTTATCAGCACCCATCCTAC